GTGGTTGTAGCTCAGTTGGTTAGAGTATTGGTTTGTGGTGCCGAGGGTCGTGGGTTCGAGCCCCATCAGCCACCCAGTGTTGAAAAGCAGTCCTTAGGGGCTGCTTTTTTCATAAAGGGACACAACGGGGACACACTAAAAAAAGCGATATCTAAAATGCAGCCACCCTCTAAACCGAAGTTAAACATCGATAATCCGTCAAAATGGTACATTTGGTGGAATCATGACGTACCTTTTCCTTTATGGAGCAGCCATCCCCGTAAAAGGGTCCGCATCAAGAAGTACGATAACATCAACAGGTACAAAGGTGAAGAGAAACTGGCCTATGCAAAGCTACGTCTGAAGGTGTGGGAATATGTTCTTAAGCATGGGATTTACAATCCTTTTGAGGCCGAATTGGAAGAAATAACCAATATTAAAAAAGAAACGGTCAAAATAAAAAAACAGATTGTTAAGGCCGTCGAGGAAGGTGAAGCTAAAATGAAGGGCAATACGAATATCATTAAGGCTCTCGATCTTTACATGAAGAGCCGGATAGAAAGGATAGATAACACTAATTCGCTTTCCACCCATCGTGGCGTTATCAAGTGGTTTACGAAGTTTCTCACAATAAGGGATCTACTGCATCTTAAGGTTTCCGAAATTAAGAGACAGCATATAGCTGATGCTCTGCTTTACACAAAAAAGGATAGGGGATGGGGTCCGACTACGTACAACAGCCATGTTGAATTGATAATGACCGCTTTCAACTGGTTTGCAAGGGAAGAATATATTGATAGAAATCCTGCCACAGGTAAGATTGAAAAAATGAGAGCGCTTGTAGGTATGAATGAATGGTACGCAAAGCAAGTAGCGGCGCCATTAAAGCAATATATGCTGGAGACTGGCAATAATTTAATTTATAATGCTTGTGCTTTTACCTATCACCTTTGTGTAAGAAGCCAACAGGAACTTTTGAAGCTGATAGTTTCAGATATTGATTTTTCACTTAAGAGGGTCCGTTTCAGAAAAGAAGTTTCTAAAAACGGGAGGGAAGCGTACCGCAGCTTTACTCCAGAATTCGAGGAAATTGTAGAATCGATGAATTTAAAGGGTTTACCTGGAGACTGGTTTATTTTCGGATCAGGTGGCAAACCATCCGAAAGCAAAGCAGGTAAAAATTCACTGGCCATTATTTATAAAAAGATCAAAGATGCCAATGGGGTGTCTAAAGAGCATACCATCTACAGCTGGAAGCACACGAGGGTCATCCATGAAATGATGAAAAAAACCACCCCTTACGAAATTCAATATATTTGCCGGCATTCTAGCCTGACTGAAACCGAAAAGTATATGAGGGGTTTTGATCTAAACTTAATGCATGTTTACGGTCCTGAAGATTTAAAATTTAATTAATCCCACTATATGCAACAATAATACTAATATAATTAGTAAACCGTCAAATAAGAAAGAACTTAAAATAATTCCTTATGAATGGCCATATGAATTTCAGCAAGAGAAAAATAAACGCGAGTACGGCACCGACAATTATAACAGAGTTGAATTTAGGAGTGCTATCTTTCTTTTTTTCAACTACTTTAGTCTTTTTTTCTGTATTTTGCAGTGTAGCTTCTTTATGGGAAGTGCTGGTTGTCTTCTTTACATTTTTTTGAGTTGTCTCTTTTTTTTCCTGGTTATGCTCCAAAGATTGCTCTATCCTAATTTTTAAAGTCGTGGCATTCCGCAGCGCCTTGTTTATCAGTAAACCTAAAAGTCCGTTACCATTGGTGTCCTTATTGTTGAAAAGCGCGCTATCCCCTGTTAATCTATTTTTATCCAAATCGAATGTTAATTCAATAGTCCCCGTTTTTTTGGTTTCTGTTTTTGTTTCTGTTACCGTTTTAGTGCTATCGGATTTGACAATCGATATACTGTCAGATTTTATGGCCACTGTAGAAGTGGATTCTGATGTGCTTTTAACAATTTTATGCTTTGTCTTACAGCTAAGGACAAAGAGTAAAATAATTGCGATATAGGTTGGTTTGATTTTCATTTTATATAATTGGTTACGGCATAAATCTGCCTTCGTAAACGTTTCTTTTTAAGAACACCATCACCCTCTCTGCTCCCAGCTTGATTTGTATTCCCCTCTACTGTTACCACCCATACATCTCCCCAACTATCGACAAAACCAGTATGGGCAACCCTGTTCTTTTCTGCAAACCATATAAAAAAAACATCTCCATAAATGGGAGTTCTTTTTGTGTAATTAGTGGGTAACTTATAGATAAGTTCACCTCGTTCCATGAGATAAACACAACCACCGGCCCGAGGATTAGCTACACTAGATTTACCAAGACTCCAACAGACAAATGATGCGCACCAGGGATTACCTTTTGCAAGACCAACATATTTAAGATAAGCTTCAACTTCTTTACCGTCATTCCTTCCAGTTAGTTCCTTTACACCTATTTGGGAGGTGTAAACAGATTTAACTTTATCTCTTAAAGCACCCTGCTGAGAATAACCTGAGCATAGAAAATTGCAAAGTAGACAAATAGTGAGGTACAGATTTTTTTCCACGGTGAAAGTTTTTGAAAGTCAATATTGAATTCTTTTTTAAAGTAGTTTCCTAGTGCTGGCCATAACGTAATGACAATAGACCAGGTTACAAGTTGATAAACCGCCTGCTCAATAAGAGTGAAATTTATTACCTGTAAAACCCCGGCATCGTAAATACCAGCTGTAGGATCTATCCATCTAATAATTTGCCTCGAAGCAAAGAACATTAAAAGCACTATGATAAGTGCGGACCATTCCTTCACCTTCTTTAAAGATCTACTGCAGTAACTTTCCAGTGGGAGATATACTTTTGGATAACATGCGGACAAAAATTGTCTAACCTTCCTAATTTTGTTTTTTAAATAATTCATTTGGCTTATCATTATTTGCTTTTTGTAATTCTTTTAATTCTATTTCCAATTTTTCTACATTTAGACTCAAGGTGGCAATCTGAAGATCTTGCAACCCATTTTTATTATCCCCGGAGTTCTTTATGTCCGTAATCTGTGAGGAAAGGCCAAAGTAGAAGCCAATGAGTGTTGCCGTGCCGAACACTAATGCAAACGCAAAAGTCCACATCATTCTAAGGCTAATCTTTATTTCTTTATTTTCGATACTCATAGTTATCTATTTAAAAAATACCGTTAATTCATCCCCGTCTAGTACAGCCAACGTAACCACTCCTGTAACTGAGTTAAAAGTGATATCGGATTTTTGATACCACGTACTTCCATGATTAATCGCTTCTATCGAATATCCTATAAAATCCGCATGGCCGAAATCGGCAGCATCACCGCCCGTTATCACTATCGTTTTAATCCTAGATAAATTTTTTCCGCTTAGTTTTGAAGCTAGATTAGACGCGTTATTTCGAACCACCAACTCAAAGTCGGAAGTTTCTTGTAATGGTAATGATGGTAGTGTTAATGTATCTACTGATAACTCATATAAAAGCCATTGACCGTACGAGTTAAATCTACCTGCGTTAGTTTCTGTCCCATCGGATTGTATGGCATAAAAAGTGAACGAACCAGCCGACAGATATCCATTAGTAGAGACTTTTAATTCGAATTTATCGGGATTAGTACCTACTTGTCTGAGATAACCGCCCTCAACATCAATCTGATTTCCAGCAGAACCAAATCTTCCTTTGCCAGTCATAACCACATTACCTATTTGCGGAGAGGTTAAAGAGCTTTGATTTTTTACATACTTAGCATCGGTTTCATACTTAGCTAAAGGTTTATCCACATAATCGATTACATCTATAATATTAGCACCCGTAACTTGCACGGTTGCTAATTTAACAGCATCCTCAGGTAAATCAGGAACTACCCCTGCACCATCAACACCTACCACTATATCAATCGTGCCATCGTCTTTTCCGTATATTAAGTCAATTCTGTTGTCTACTGCCGTAGTTATGGTAAAATCAGAATTCGTATTTTTCGTATGGTCTACACTATTAACACGCCAAGTTATAGGATTAACCAAAGAAACGTCCATGCCAGCCCTATAGAACCCATCAAAAGATTTAAATCCATCAGGTATAATAGCATAATTAGCGAGCATTTCCTCAATTTGACTAAGTTTTATACCTGACAACTCCCATGCTGTACCATTCCATAATCCTAACTGTTTTAAGGTTGTGTTATAAAACATATTACCCGTTTCAGGGTCAGAGTTATTGTGTGTAAAAGCGGGGCCATATGGGATACCGAAAGTCTTAGCAACTCTTAAATTATCATCTACAATAATTCTTTTATTATAAGATGAGGAAGATATACTCCTAGCGGCTGCTACCGTTCTAAAATGTTTCATTACTCAGCGTTTAAATAGTATAAATCTAAAAAGTCAATCCTTGCTCTAACAAACGTATCATTTTTTAGAACCTCTGCTCTATAAGCATCCACATACGGTGCTGGTATGGCAACATCAGGCCATTGCACGAAATTATCTTCCATAGCACCGGTTAATATAAGGCCTTCTGCTACGTTATTCATTTTATCCAAGATATCTAAAGCATACTGCCGAGCGATTGCATACCTATCTTTGACCTCAGCTAAAAAATAAGGGTCTGTTAAAAGTTTCCTATACCAATAATTACTAGCCATGTTCATATCGGTAACACCGCTTATAAATGTTCCTAGTGAAGCATCGTAGTCCCAAAGCGGACCCATTTTTATTTTTTCATTTCTGTTTTTAGAATAGAACAAGCTATGGCTCGGACCATCAAAACTGTAAAGTATTTCTTGTGCTATATAATAATCAACTGCTGAAGGGATATCTAAATAGTTTCTATACCCATTTTCTAAGTCGTCGAAATCTTCATTGTAAAGAGCGTATTCAAAATCCCTTACATAATTAGTAATGTATGCAGTCTGTGCGGGGACTATAGTCCCAAATTTAGGATACTCTATACGTTGAGAATGTAGATTATCTGACCACCTTGAATTTAAATAAGGCTCTCTAGTTACGGGAGTTGTAAAATAAGTATCTGCTTCTAAGTCTTCCTGCTCATCTATACATTGCTCCAGAAGATAGCCACCTGATAAATTTGGCAAGGTAATATCTGTCACCTCCATTTTCGTAAGCTTGACTCTATTATCGTTACGCTTAACATTCTCGGTTATAGAATATATACCTATATAAACACTATTAAGGTAAACTTCACAAGACCTAGTAGAAGGAGTCCAAACGGTACGCATAATCATCTTGCCCAACTCAAAAGCATATCTGCTCTTTACAAGACTTAAATCCACAACACCATCAGCTAATAGCGCCCATCCGTTATAGGATTTCATCCCAAGCAGCGGCTTATTATTATCCGCACCCAGTGGGGTTACCAAATCTATCGAATACGGTTTTTTAGGAGCGCCAGCAGTACTATGACCTCTGAGCTTTATGGTAATATCCGCATTATATAAATTAACAGCCGGAAAATTCGAACCATAACCGTTTAATATCTGCATTGTTGCATTTTGCTTGGTAAAAGTTATAGTACTACCTACAGTTAGATTTATACGAGGCAGACCATAACTCAAATAAAAATTAGCAGGATTAGTTGAATGAATGACTTCTTCACCTGCTAATGTGTAATAGAATATTTCAAAACCACCAACTTCAATATTTATGTTCGGTAAATTCTTTACCGTAAAACTACCGTCAACATTTTCGATAGTATTTTCATAGGTACACTGTACAGGCTTTGACCATTCAGTGGAAGGATATTTTTTATATCTAAAAAAGTGCCTTGATAAAGGGATTTCTGCCATTTTATTCGCTTGCTAATGTAAATGAGTAAGTGTGTCCTGCTGGTACGATTTCAAGCAGGTACGATTTATTGATGACCATCGCTGTAAATGTGTTTTCGCCTATATTGTAAAATGTGGCCACTCCATCTAAAGTTCTGTCCTCGTTATTTTTTTGTAGAACCAACGTTTCTCCAAAATAATTCACTTTAAGACTTTGTCCAGCGGTGGTTCCTTTTTCAAAGCTTTGACCTGGAGTTAAAGAAACATTTGAACCCCCATTATCCGAATAGGTAATAACTTGATCGGAATTGTTGAGAATTTTAAATTTGCCAAGAAGAGGGTTTGTTAATTTTTGAAAATTAAGGATCCTAGCTATCTGACCCGGATACATTTCGTAATCAGGCTTTAAAATAAAACCACCGGTCAAAAGGGGAATGTAATGTTCATCGATAAACAATGATATTCCATCGATCATTAAAACTGGATTAAGGCCAACGAGGTCGGAAGCTTCGTAAGTAGTCCTGAACTCGGCACCTAGATTTACCATATCCTCCCATTTAATATCCTTGGCCATAGAGCCACCAAACTCAATAGTCTTATTCACAATTATACCGAGTTCAGCGCCAGTTAATTTTGGAGATCGTGGTGTAGTTAAATATTCAGCAATTACCTCTAACAGCTGATCTTTATTCTCTATGTTATTGATATCTGCCATGTTAAATTTTAATTAATGGTAAAAGCCCAACATTTTTTGGACGTGTTTCCAATCCCCCTATAGGCTCCGAATAGCGTTGAATGTAGTTGTATTCGTTTGCCCCGGTTAATTCTACATTTAATCTTTTAGTGAAATAATCATCACCAACCGCTAAGGCTTCTGGTACTGTTGGATACAAAACCCCTCCCTTGTGTTTGTGGGCTTTAAATTCGTCAGGCTGATAAGCGCCAGGATTATTACTCGGGCGTGAAATATCAATTCCAGCGCCTTGATCTAATCCCCTAATAAACATACTTCTCAGATCAGGCAACCTGAAAGTTGAAGCTCCATTTCCCAAACTGAAAAAACCTTTGTTACCAGGAGTTCCAGTCCATGTTACATCAGGTATTAAACTATCTCCCAAGGTTTGAACAAATTCCCATAACCTAGGATAGTCTGCCCTATTGATAAGAGAGCCATTACATATTAAGGTGTTCTGCCTTTGCTTGTAATCGAAGAAAGTACTTCCAACTTCTTTTAAATTGCCAATATATTTACGAACCAACCATTTATCTCCTATCCAAACTAGATCAATTGTCTCACCAGCTGCTAAATAGATATTAGTCTTATTTACAACATCAAACCTTAACGTTCCAGATACTGTAACATTAAACAGGGAATTGTTTTGTATACAAGCCTTAGCACCAGTGAGCGACACATCAATAGTCGGCAAAGTGAGTTGAAGGGCCGCTGATCCGTTTAACAGTATTAACTTATTTACAATTTCTGAGTACACAAGCGTTTTAGTGGCCGTAACCAAAGTAAGGTCACTATGAAACCCCCGTTGCGAATTTTTAAGCCACAACGTCCTGTTTGCCAATTCTCTCGCTTGACGATTCGCAATTCCTTCAACACCACCCTTAACTAAATCTGTTTCTTCAAGAAGGTAAATGCCTGCTTCCCAATTGCTTTCTTCTGCTACCGTTGACATAATTATGAGTTAATAGTTAATTTCCAAGTTCCAACCAACGACACTGCACTGGTCTTTACAATTGCCGACCTGACTTTTCTAGCAAACAGGACGTTATCAGAATTCAGCAGACCGAATTCTAGTATTGTCATTCCATTTGCCTCGCTATCTAAAATGGTCCATCCAAACTGGATGGAGTTTGCTTCAGGATAGGTAACCGTGCTTAAGGCCTTACTGAACATTCCTGTTAAACCCGTGTTACCAATTGCAGGTGCAGTTCCATTGGTTCCCACCGCTATTTTAGTAATTGCCTTACCGGCAGCATTTCCGCCCAAAAGTTTAGCGATGTTCGTGTGGCCCAAAGTGACAACAAGGTTATTTTCTTCGAATTTCTCAATACACGCGCCACTAGCTGTATCGATTACCTGCAAACTGAAACTTCCAGTTGTTTTAATTCCTTCTCTTACCATTATTCTGTAATTATCATTTCTAAAATATCACTGTCCGAACTGTAATTTTTTGCACCGTTAAATGTGTAGGCACCATTGTACTTAAAATCACTGCCTACTGTTAAAGTATCCTCATTAATTACCGTTGGGTTTTCTACACTTTCATCTGCAATACCAATGCTATCTATGCCTAAATCAATACTGAACGATACGCCAACTAAATGACTTCTTGCATTTTTATATTCCTCAACATTTTTTATTACATCGTCAATACTTGAGGGGCTTATAATATTATTACCTCCGTCTAAAGCAATCCTAAATTCAGCCCAACCATTTTCACCCACACCCACACTCTCACTAATTACTGCACTAGGATAACCAATCGTCCTCAATGCTTCTTTAAGCGCCCAAACTGTACCCTTATACCGTTTTAATTCAATTGCTCGTTTAATCACCTCTCTTTGTTGAGCCTCAGTAGTTGCAAGTCTCATACCTTTGTAACCAAGTACGTCGAATTGTTCTGCTAATGCAGGAATTGCAGTAGCATCGACTGTATCAATAATATATACCAAAAGCTTTCCAAGTTCGAACTCACTAAACCTTTTTTCTGCTACTGAATCAAACGCAGCAAAATGAGGTCTATCACTAATTCCACTGGCCAATATGTTACTCATCACTAAATCCGGTTACTGTTACTGTTATGCTGGTACAAAAGGCAATCTGTGTTTTTGAAGCAGTAATATTTCCAACAGGAGATACCACAGCAACGTTGTATACATTTTCCGAACTAGCTCTAGCAATGATCTGGCTTAGTACGGCATCCATTCCAAGCTTTGATTTTCTGGCATCCGCATATTCAAGTAAGCTCTTCTCTGCCCTTGTTTTTTCAACAAGTTCTATGGCACCACTTTTTAAAGTAAGGTTTACCGAAATTGAATAGTTGTTTTTTGTAGGGGCAATTACTTCGATTGTATCATTTAAAGCCTTAACCCTATCAGAATTACAAATTGCTTCAATTGCTTCAATGATTTGGTCAGAAGGCTCTGCACCATCAGCCATTAATGGATAAATTGCAACAGTACCAGGCTCGGGGGAATTAATGCCAACATCTATAATACTTGCATGTGCCGATAAGGCAAAAAAACGATAAGAATCTGAAGTTCCGGCCGAACTAAAACTCGATGGAGCTAAGCGGATTCGTTCCCTCAGGCCATCATCGGTTTCTTGATCAGATCCTCCGGCAGTTATCTGTGTGTTCTGGACATAGTCCACATAGGCTTGTGGGTCTAAAACGATTGATATCTCACCAACAGGATAACCGTTGCCAATTAATCCTTCACTTGTACATTCAGCTTCTATAATAACAAATTCATCATCTAATAATACGTTTACATCCTCGAGCGTAACAAATACAGCTTTAGTATCCACACTTTGAACCCTAACTCCTTTTGGAATTACGAGTGCAGGATGTTCTTCGACAAGGTTAAATTTTAATTTACATTTGGCAGTATCTGGCCCCAATCTTTCAACGCCCAAAAAATCACCTAGATAATCTATCATAGGATATTTTGCGAAAGCCAACAGATTTTGTTTAGCCGCTTCGTTGGCACTTATATATGCTAATTGAAAACGATAAGCAAATGCTTGAAGAATTAACATTTCTGCTTGAGCAGGAGCAAGTATAAAACCAGTTTTAGCCTCATACTCTGACTTAAGCTCGGCAAGTATTTTCTCACCATCGGTATCAAAAAATATAGGTTCGTCTAATACCATTTATATAAATGTTAATGAAGCAGTTGTGAATAAATTAGTCTCGAAAACAATGAACTTATAGTAGTCTATTCCACCATGTTCAAAATCATCGTTGAAATCATCGTTGAAATCATCAAATCGAATAACGGATTCTGTTTCGATAGAAAAGTCTCCATATGCACCCCAATTAGCCCTAACCCATAGAAGCAAATCATCGACATTCGAAATAAGATTAAGAGGGAAATCTGGAAGCACCGATATACCTTCCAGAATCATACTCAAATTATAGAAAGCGCCTTCTGTTAAAACTGGAACCGCTATACGTTCATATAAATATGTAGTCTGAGTGATTGATAAAGTAGCGATTTTCGCTATTCCTGGTGCCACATAAAGCACCAGCTTATCAATTGTCAAATACCACTTACCATAGTTGAACCAATTAGCATTTACCCAATCTAAAAGTTGTTGTCTTGTATTAAATCCAAATTTTGGCGAAACAGGAAATGCCACATTACCATCGACTAAAAAATCTATGTTATAATGTTGGCCAGTTATTTTTGTCGGTATTAAAGCGGAAAGTATGATCCCTGACGATAGATTGCTTTCAATACCATTGAAAGTTGACCACAACAAAGTATCAACAGCATCGCTATCGACAACCTGATAGCTTATAGAAAAAATTATATTTTCATTAACAATTTCATGAGTAACAGCGGTTACATTAATTCTTGGTTCCCATATATTTAGGGCTTCAAAAATTTCAAGCTTCATATTAGGAACAGCTATATTAACCGGTGCATCGATATATTTGTATATCCCGCATCCGAACAGTGGCCGTAAGGGATCGGAACCTGGAACCGTCCTAAGTATAATATCAATGCACTGCCTGATATCGGCAAGTCCCACAGCGATAACACCCACACCAATTGCGCTAAGCTGATAATTGGTATATGGCGTTAATTGTTCTGTCATAACGGTGGTGTGGTGGGGCTACCCGGAGCAGCCGAATTATGTATATGTAATTTTAAACTTTTGCCAGCGGCAGTGATATCGTCGGTAGCAGTAACTTTGGCAACATTAATTTCAGCTGTAGAGCCTGGTATTGGAGCGCCACCTATACCGGCCATTCCTCCCATAGACACAACTCCAATGACGTTTGCTGCACCTGCAACATTTAAAATGCCATCCACATTTGTGTTGGTTGCTTTAATATTTACAGCTATACTTTCAATGTCTACCTTGGTTGTTGCCTTAATCTCAGCGCTTACACATTCAGCCTTAATATCGCCTGTACTTTTCACCGTAGCCCCGTAACAATCAACGTTTACAGAGCCCTTGATATCTACCTTCAAAGTATGTGAATTTCTATTATAGAGAATAGACGAATTGTCGCCGAAATTGATACTTAAAATATTGTCTATTGCATCTTCGTGGGGTAAATTTCCCTCGTCATATATAGCGCAAACAATTACTCCATATTCAAGATTATCATCCATTAAACAACATACGTGCTCATTAACATTGTATGGGAAGCTTACCTTGTCCTTTCCAGATCTTGATACGCCCATCTTTAAGGGCGCACTCACAAAATCATCATCAGTGAATTTTACACGTGCTAATCCATTAGGAATGTCAATAGATGATATAAGTCCAAACTTCAGCATGTTATTTTACTTTATAATTTTGTTTAAGCGTTGGTTTCTTCGCAATTGTTTTGGATGCGGAACTGGTAACATTTATACGTTTCATTTCAACACTTGTGCTATAACCTTCGGCATTAACCGAATGGGTTGAGTTAAGGATGTGCCAGATACCAGAAAACACGCCCATGCCAGTTAAATCGATATTGTTTCCAGAGATCAATAATACATTCCCTGGACCTGTAATATTTCCAGTTTGCTGGAGGCTTACTTTTCTATGGATATACGCTTCAGCTTTAATATTTGCTTGTTCGGCATTCTCAACCTTTTCCCTGATTTCTAAAGTATCTAACTGATCAACGTAACTTTTATCCTGTCCTAGAAATGAACCCGATCTAATTGAACTTACAACTTTATTTGCGTTAGGGTTGTGAAACTTAATTTCAGTACCCTTAAATATTTCAGAGGTTTTATCTTTAAAACCATATTCTGAAAGTTCGGATTTGTCAACCGTTAGGGAACTCAATCTTGCCTCAAGTTCTTTCTGCTTTATAAAAACAAGCGTTTTATTTTTGATCGTAAAATTATAACCATATTGTGATGCCAATCTATGCAGAAATTGCAAATCGCTTTCCCGGTTTTGCGTAGACCTTCCAATCCTTACATTTTCGATATTACCAACAACTTTAAAGTTCATTTTTGCAGCTATGCCACGGATAATTTCTGACAAGGTTTTGTTTTCATGGGCATACCCTTTCTTTGTGCGCATCCGGCCATAGAAACCCGTAGACAAGGCTTTGATAGTTATCCGATCATCAGGACCAACAAATTCTATTTCATCAATTTGAAAATCGCCACATTCAAGTACCTTGCCGGCAATACCGATAGTTACAGTTAAATAATCTCCTTTCTGTGGGTACCATTGATTTTGCCACTTACCATCCTTATCCTCTAAAATTATTTCCAGTTCATCAGCTTCACCACTTACCTTGTCGTCGTACCTTAAATCAATTAGATTTTCGGAAACATCAGCAGTAATGTTCTTGCTGTTATAAAGTATCTTAAATTCGGGTTTAGGCGCTTGCATATTATCTTTTCCAAGGCGGTAATAATTCGGTATCGGTAGCCGATGATTCTATTTCTAATATAGGCAGGTTTAAAATTGTACCAGCTTCTATTACAGCTGAAATAGAAACGTCCGGATTAGCTTTTATAAGCACCTCTGAAAGATTAGCATTTCCATAGGCCATATTTGCAATGTTATCCCATCTTTCGGGCCTGACTGTGATATATTGAATACTTGCCATTACTTCCTAATGATTATTTTTCCCAAAATCGTAGTAGATGCAGATGAAAGATTTCTTGTTGATGCTTTCAGGTCATTTAAAACTTCGTTCGTTGTTATTAAATCACTAAACGGGTAAGCATTAATTGTGCTATTGAAACTTCCAAAAATTAAATTTGCCGCATCTTTAAGGTTTGGTCCATCTTGCAAAAGCTCAATATTGTTGTCAATTTTATCAATCACCGACGAGATATCATTTTTTGCTCTTTCAGCATCATTGACCACCTTTTGCGCTGTAATAACATTGGGATTGTTTTTTACTTTTTCAATGTTATCCTGGACGCGTTTTGAAAATTGCTTAATTAAGCTTATTTGTTGGGCAGCCTGTTTAACTTCTGTCGGCTTCTGTGGTAACCTTAAATTTATAGCCGATGGTTTTTTACCAATAGCAATACCTGAATTTACAGCAGACAGCCTTTTTTGTTCGATTTTATTTAGAGAGATAAACTCCTTTAGTGATAACTGAACCCTAATTTCAATCGGTGTGCCGTCCGATAACGCTTCCACGATATCATAAGGCATTGATACAATAACAAAGTCAGCCAAATATTTGCCGTTGCCCATGAGCAACGGCAAAACATCAGCTTTATCCTTTGCGGTTTTTAAAAGCTGGAGCTGCTCTGATATTTTGCAGAAATTAGCATTCATTGTTATCGAGGCACTAACTTCGATTAATGATGCTCCTGTATGCTGTAATGTAGGCTTATTATTGATCAGTGGGAACTCTGCAAATACAGCCTCATCTCCAGAAAAATTTAAATCGGTGAAACTATAAAGCCCTTTAAAAATAATATTCCCTAGTTGTGCGTACATCAGTATGAAACCCTTTTTTGATTTGAAGTATACTCTTTCATTAATTTTTTGAATTCTCCCTTAATACTTTCGGTAATGTTTCTTGCATCCTGTTTAGTTGCCGGGCCTGAAAGATTGATAACTGGAGAAAAATTCAAATTGGATTGTGTTCTAAATGGATTTAACTGCTGTCCAGAAGTAGAGTTTCCCATGTTAGCATTAACCTTAAGCATCACATCATTAACAGCATTTACCAATGAGTTTGGTTTTATGCTTTGTGCAATCGTCTCAATAAGTTTTATTTTATGGATGTCTTTTAACGGCCCTGTTTTGGCCGGACTGAACGGGAGAAAGTCTCTAATTTTCTTCACAATCTTCTGTATTGCCTCTATCGGCTTATTGGCCATAGATTTAATACCGTTCCAAATTGCTGAAACAATATTTTTTCCCGCGTTGAAAAATTGACTCCCAAGCTTACCGATCCAAGATACAGCTGTAAAGAAAACATCTTTAACCTTTTGCCAAAGAGTACCGAAAAAATTTAAAATCGTAGACCAATGCTTTATAATCAATCCGTATGGTGTAAAGTTTAAAAACAAAAACTTAATTGCCTGCCATGCAATAGAAAAGATCTTTTTTACCCCATCCCAAAGCCCAGAGAAAAAAGTAGTTATTTTTGACCAATGCTTAAAGATGAGACCGTATGGTGTAAAGTTTAAAAACAAAAACTTAACCACAGTAAAAGCGACATTAAATAGCTTTTTTACACGATCCCAAAGCCCAGAGAAAAAAGTAGTTATCGGGCTCCAGTTGTTTATTATAAATCCTAGTGGTGTGAAATTAAAAAATATAGTCTTTAAAAAATTCCAAAAAATCAATAATGGTCCAGAGATTTTATTCCATATACCAATAAAGAACGCTTTGATTGGCTCCCAATATTTATAGATTAACAATGCTGCAGTTGCCAAACCTGCAATTATTAGGAATACAGGATTTGTTAAAAAAGCTAAATTCATTGCTTTCAATGCAGCAACAAAACCACCGGTTGCAGTTGTGCCTGCAGCTGTAGAAACTAGGTATGCTGCTTGACCGACCTTAAGCCATTTTAAAGCAGTAGTGGTAAAACTAATTGCCTTGAATACACCACCGAATACAAAGGAAAGCCCGCTTAGCGCAAAAGACAGTCCTGCCGCAACAGCAATCCCTTTTGTCATCCACTCCACTAGGGTCGGGTTTTTATCTATAAACATACTTACTTTGTCTATAATTTTACCGAGGGTAGCAGCAAGCTTGTTAAAAGTTGGTAAGAATGCAGTCCCAGCTTTTACGGATACTTCAGTCAGTCGGTTTTTAAACAGTTGCCATTGAGCAATGCTACTGGCTAATCTTTTTTGATATTCTTTGTTCATGGATCCTTTTTCAGCGCCATTTACAAGACCCATCTGTCTCTTATATTCGGAAATTCCAGAAACAAGCTTTGTAAGCTTTGGTCCGTGGTCTTTACCAAATAGCCTAACTAACACTTCAGATTGTTTATCTTTTGAAAGTTTGTTTATTTTTTCAAAAACACTTATGATTCCGTTTTGAGCAGTCAACGGGCTTGACATTGTTTTCTGCAATTTGGCGCTATCCATGCCAAGCATCCTGATGCCCTTCTGAAAGTTCTTGGTACCCATTGTGGCATTTGATAGGCTGACTAACATGCCGTTTATAGCGGAACCAGCCGTCTCAGGAGTTTCCCCTAAAGACAACATAGCAGCCGCTAGGGCTGCAGCCTTTTTAGGTTCCAGATTTCGAGCCATACCGCCAATCCTTTGCAGTACATCAACTAACTCTGGACCCTTGGCCATCGTATTATCATCCAGATAATTTATGGCATCAGCAAAATCTCCAATTTTCTCTATTGGTATTTTAAAAACATTAGAAATCTTACCCATGCTGTCTGCAATTTCACCAGCCGGTATGTCGAAAGCTGAACTCATTTTTGCTACCTCTCTTGTGTAGCTTACGACTTTATCTTCTGCAATACCCATCCTCAATCCTGCGGCAATCATATCCTGAATATCCTCGGTTGCCAATGGTAGTTGGCGGCCTAAATCCATTACCTGTTGCGTCATCTTTTTAACGCTATCGGGCGTATCGACAGACATTTGCTTTCTGATGTCGATCATCTTAGTTTCAAACGCCTGAGCGGCCTCCACAGCGCCATAAATTGGCATTGCAAGCGCAGCACCAAGTATTGCCGTATTTTTACCCATAGAAAAGGCAGCACGAGCATTTTTATTTGCTTTGTTAACTATGGCTGACATCTTATCGATGGCCGTTAGTACAACTGCAATTTTTATGCTTTTATCAGCCATTATCTATTGGATTTAGTTTGTTATGCAGTTTAACTGCTTCTGTGTGTAAAAAAGAAACATCCTTAGCTTCCATTTCTAAAATTTCGACTAAAGATGTGTGAGATACATGGGCTAGGAACATTATGTCCCCGCTCGTTAAAAATTTTCGCTGAATTCTCCCATCAACTTTAATACGTCTGCACCAGGCATTTCATCGAGATCTTCCATCATAACCGGCTTATCGTCAATCTTCACGCACGATGCTATCAAAGCGAAAAGCATTTTATCCTTATCTTCTCCAGCTACGCGTTGAGCGGCTAAAATGTGCTTACCCTTAAATTCACCTACGATTGCAAATTTTCCATCGCTTAATTCAATTTTTTTTTGTTCCTCTGCCATAATTTGATTATTAATTTTAAACAAGCATCCACGGTAGGATAGCTGAGGACCACCCAGTACCGCTTCTGCTATTTTTTAAATTCCTAGATTTTTTCTGTAATCTGTTAACAGATCTACACCATCAACAATCCAAATGTTCGCTTCCACATCTACCTCGATTATTGTTTCATTATTGATATCTTGCTTAAAATAAGACACAGAATATTCTGTTTCAGCTTCAGCATTATCCTGAGCTTTAAAAGTCCCAAGTGGAGTTCCTTTTGAACGAATTGTTAAATACGTAGTTACAGGTACCTGATCTACACGATCACCGCCCTCATAAATCTCCATGTTGGAGCGAACTTGAATGGGGATGCCTTTGAAAGGATTGGCTGTCTGTTTTAAAACATCAGCATAGAAGGAATTCCACTTAATTTTTCCATTAAGTTTTTCCATACCAGAGGTATATTCCATTTCCCCAAACATTCCTAAAGCTTTATGGTCGCTCTGTTTATATTTAACATCTGGAAGTGTAATTTCTTCTGCTTTACCTAACAGACTGCCACCAGCCATATAAATATTGGCGTTTGTAATGCGATTTATTGTAGTATTCTTTGGCATTTTTTATAAAATTTAAGAGATGCTTGCTAATAAACTGATATCTAAGAACGCTTTAAACGTAATACGTTCAGCGGGAGTGGGTCCCATGAAAACAATTCCGAAAGTTAAATGGCCATTAGCTAATTCAACATCTGGATTATCGTTTACATCAAAGATTACTTTAGACCCAGGCAATACTGCTCCCCGACCAATAAGAACCCTCATAAATGAATTACCGCTTTCACGAATACAATCAATTAAAGCCTGGTTAATTGGTTTGTCAATAAATTGAAACGATGCTTGTTCAAGACTTTCTGTAACAACATCATAAATCCTAACAATATTTGTGAAATTATCTGGACCGGTAAAAGTTGGAAAAGATGCGTTTCTGTTACCCCAAGTTCTCGGACCTGTACCAAAGTTATTTAATACAGTGGTGATACCAGCGGCGTTTAATAAATTCACATCACTATTAGAATCGCTAACATTAGAACTCAATGCTCTTTCTGCTCCTGCAGTACCCTTGATTTCCTTGTTCGACGATGACACCCAAAAACCATCTGTATTATCGACATTAGCTCTAACACCGGCCATAAAAGCACTATATGGAAAATTTACATTAGTGTCAGTTGACGGATCGTATTTTTTATGTTGAGGATATAATAACTCACCTCTTTTATTACTTGTATTGAAATTGAAAGTCCCAGATGGTCCACGTCCAGAAATTGCGCCTGAAACTGTAGTTCCAACAGGCGCATCAATATAGAAAATGCCACGAAACTTATTAGCGGCTGATGCTAATGCTGTTCCTACACCAGAAAGACTTGAATAATTTGGAGCAATTAATATTTTCGGGTTAATACCAAATGTTTCCATTGCCAAATCAAAGCAACTCATTCCGGTGCGTACATTGCTACCAGTATCGTAACCTCCAACTACCACGCTTGATGTGATGGCGGCGGCATTTAATTTTTTGTAGGTAAACTTTAAAACTGTAGCATTCGCGATAGCATTACTAAGTACTTTAAAATTACCATATGCATCAAGGCTATAATCTGTTCCTAAAACAAA